GCAACTTCGGTTGAAAACGGTGAAGTTATTTTCCTCCTTTAATTTTTAGAAGCGATACATGCGTGAAGATGTAACTTCCGAATCCCTACTCATCTGGGACGTTAACTATCTTCCTGGTGCTAAACCGGAAGATAGAGCACTCAAAGACCGCCGGTTCAAGGAACCGTGGTCGGAGAAGCGCTTCGTCTTGGAGCAACATTCACATCCAGGCCTCGAAGAGATAGCCCGCTATGGGGGGTACCAGTCATACCACCCCTCTGGTAATACTGATAGCTGGGTTCGCTCTTCCCTGAAGATATTTGACAAAGAAACTTACGACCGGATTTATGGTTTTACCCGTCGGGGCGAAGGTCCCACTGGTGAATACAAAGCCTTATTCCGCTACAGCCAAGAGATTTCACACTTTACCGAGCTGTCACGTGACCAACGTGCAGCTATGGTTTCATCGATCGCTGAGACTCGCTCCGCTTTCAAGCTCCCCTACAAAAACTCACCCCTGGATTGGCATCAGGTGGGAGAGCACATGAAAACGGATACCTCCGCCGGCCTCTCGTTCCCTGGTCTGAAGAAGAAGGACTGCATGGAACAGATTTACACTGAGGCAAGGTGGTTGGGTCACAGAATGAAAGAAGGTGGGAAAGGTCGTTTCGATCCAACGAAGGTCAGGTTTCCGCCCTGTGCCGCTGGATCCCGGGGTCACATGTCACCGCGAGATGACCCCAAGACACGTTTAGTTTGGATCTATCCTGCAGAGATGCTGGTTGTGGAAGGTCTGTGGGCTCCGGTCATGTACCGTAGCATCATGGATCTTCCAAATGGTCCTCTCCTAATTGGCAAGAGTTCCCAACGCTTGTACAGCGAGTGGATGCGGAACTACAAAGATGGCGAGAAGTTGCACGGCCTAGACTTCAAAGCTTTTGACACCAAAGTGCCACCGTGGTTAATCCACACTGCGTTCGACATTCTACACCAAAATGTAGAATGGGAGACGTGGAATGGCAGACCTGTTTCCAAAAGAAACAGACAAAAGTGGAGAAACGTTTGGGACGGGATGAAGTACTACTTCATCAATACCCCCATCTTGATGCCAGATGGCCGGATGTTTCGGAAACATCACGGTGTACCATCCGGGTCTTACTTCACGCAGTTAGTTGACAGCGTCGTCAACATGATACTTGTGAAGTACCTCGCAAAATGCCAGCACATGACGGTCTCGGACCTCAAGGTGCTTGGGGATGACAGTGCGTTCAGATCGCCGTCATCAATGGATTTGGTCCAAGCTCAGTCTGACGCTGACGCTGTCAACATGGACCTAGGGGTTGAGAAGTGCGAGATAACTGAGGAGCCAACGCAATTTAAATTGCTTGGTACAACATACAGAAATTCTCACTGCCACCGTGACGACGACGAGTGGTTTAAGCTTGCACTGTACCCCGAAAACATCCCTCCAGACATCGGTACATCCATGTCTCGGTTAGTTGGCCTGTGGCTCGGAGGAGCTATGTTCTCTCAGAAATTCTGCCTTTACTTTGATTTTTATCAGAGTTGCTTCCAATGTCCAGTTGAAGGCTGGTTTTCGAAAGAACAGAAGAAATGGATGTCGATCGTCTTTGGAGGTCGTTCCCCTGCCGGATGGAGTTTCAAGCGCTCCCTCTACTGGCGCTCTTTCATGTACACACTTTGAGGCGGCTTGATACGAAAATGCCTCGCAACCTAGGTTCAATCCTCGTTGTTTACACTTCCCACACTCATGTGTTGGGTTCTTACCATGGTTTCATTACCATTGGTTTAAATTACAATAGGGCGCTCTTTCAT